AAGTCTAACTTCTTAAACTCAACATCATCTTCGTTGTATCTATCTAAGATTTTTAACTTTTGGTTTGTTGGTATATGAGGCTCGTGCAACTCCATCAACCTCTTATTCATAAGAAGTTGGTCTTTTGCTTTTAAGATATCATCATATAATTTGATTTTACCTTGCTTTTCCTCACACATTTGAAAGAATTCCTCATGTGTTATCTTTCTATCCTCAGAAAGTTCAGGAAACCTCTTTAAAAGAGTTTTAATACCACATCCTCTGATGCCGGGTATGTTATCAGATTTATCACCATCCAATGTTCTATATAATAGAAGGTTTTCAGGCCATATACCAAATTCATCAAATACAACTTGTCTATTGTACATTTTCTTTTTAGTAGGTGAGAATACCTTTACCTTTTCAGAAACCAATTGTAGGAAATCTTTATCAGTTGAAACAATTACTACTTCACCATCCTCATTTTCTTGTGTGTGTTTAGTTAGGTAAGCGATTGTATCATCTGCCTCAATCCCATCATAAATCATAGTTTGAAGTGGTAGATAATCTAAGATATCATTCAACCATACGAATTGTTGCTTCATAGATAATCGTTCCTCTTCTTCAGTCATCATCTCACCATATTGGCGATTAACTCTGAATCGGTTCTTTTCTCTACCAGCTTTGTATCCTTCGTGGATTCGTTTTCTACTCTGAGAACCATTCTGTCCATCAAAAGTTACAATACAACGAGTTGGATTGAATTCTCTGATTTGATATCCAATTGATTTGAGTGAACCAATAACTCCACCCGTATGGTCACCATCCTCATTCATTGTGGGGTTGGTTGTCCAACTACGGATGAAGGTATTTAGCCCATCAATAATTAGAACTCTACTATTCCTTTCACGAAGGTGATTCGTTTTGTGTTCCTCATTTACTTCGTTGAGGATATTTTTGTAGAGTTTCTTCATCATGCAGTTGTTGTAGTGGTGTAAGTATTTGTGTTACCGAAATACTTTTCAATAGTTTCCAATCTATCGTTTGCATCTACCAACATTTGTAATGCTGATTCTGCGTTCTCATAGAAATCACCAGTTGAATGGTCACCAATCCCAGCGGGATGTTTCTCCAACAACTCCAATGTAAGGAGTGCCTTTGCTTTATCCGCTTCTGCGGATGCTTTTAACATATCTCTTAATTTACTCATAACTTATTTTTATTTATTCTACTACCTCAGCTCCTTCAGTATCTAATTCATGTGCTTCTATATCCTTAGAATCTGATTTGTATTGTAAGATTGTAGATTCACAAATCTTTTTATAAATCTGCTCTCTTATATCATCTCTTTCATCCATTAAATCAATGAAATCTTTAGATTGGAATTTTAGTTCCTCCCCAGTCTCAGTATCCACATAAGTGTACCAAGCTCCAGCTTGCTTTAACAATTTATTTTCCTTCATTACACCTAACCAAGAACCATAATTGTCAATTCCTCTATCAAAGAATATTTCAAAATCAGCTGCTCGAAGTGGTGGTCCCATTCGGTTTTTGATAACTTGACAACGAACTTTCATTCCTATCACTTTATCTTTAGCGTTCACCTTTTGTTTGATTTGTCCCATATTCTTCAAACGAAGTCTAACTGATGCATGGAATGCAAGAGCTTTACCTCCAGAAGTAGTCCACGGGTCACCAAACATTGCGTTCATCTTCTGACGAAGTTGGTTAGTGAAAACTAAAGTTACTTTTTGCCTACCAATCATATTGGTAATCTTTCTCATCGCCTTTGAGATAATAATAGCTTTATCAGTAGCGTATCCATCTTTGTTGTAATCAGCTGCCAACTCATTCTTAGTTGAAGCTGCTGCAACTGAATCCACTACGATTGTTACTAACTTATCCTTTTGTGTGGTTCTTACCTTCTCAATAATAGTTTCGGTAAATTCAAAGATTTGTTCAACTGAATCAGCTGATACATAAAGGAGTTTTGAAACATCAACTCCAATTGCTTCTAAGAATTCCCTACTTACCGCAGTTTCAGTATCAATTAGAACCGCAACACCACCTTGCTTTTGTGTTTCAGCAAGGAGGTGTGCAGATAGTAGTGATTTACCACTTTGTTCTAAACCTGTTACTTCAGTAATTCTACCAACAGGAAGTCCACCATAAGGGCGATTAGAAATGGCAACATCCAACATAGCTGCGCCGGTTGAAATCCAACCTTCTACATTCGTAGGAGCATCATCCTGCCCTAAGAAGAAAGCAACTTTCTGGTCTTTGTTTGTTTTGTTCAGCTCGGAAGCTAGTTCCGCCGCTAAATCCATTTCTTTTTTCGCCATTTAATTTAGATTATCCGTTAAACAAGTCATCAAATGCTGATGCAACATCATCCATTTTCTTTTTCTCTTCAGTAGTTACCTCATTTGAAGGTGCTGCAGCTGGTGCTGAAGTAGCTTCAGTTTGAGGTGCCGATGGAGTTGATAGAGTTTGTTCTGTTACACTCTCTTCACCTTCTTCAGCCGTTGGATTTAACCAACCTTCCAATACTGATTTCAGTTCATCGTAAGATAACTCTGAGTAGATATCAGTAATGTTAGTCTGAGATTCCATAAAGTTTTGGATTTGTGTATCTTCAGATGCTAATGGAGTTACATTAGGTTTAACACGGATAGTAGTTACAGGATAAGAAGTTCCTGCATCTTCTGCTGATGTGTACTCAATAGTAATATCTCTACCATTTGTAGGGTCAGTAATATCACCATAGTCTGGGTCAGCGATGTAACCTAGGATTTCTTGGTAAACGGTCTTTCCGAATCCCCAAAACTTAATTCCTTCACCTTCTTCACCTCTAACAAGAACAGGAACGAAAGTACGGAGTTTTGGCTCCATTTTCTTTGCTGCTTTCCAATCCTCTTTATCACCCATACGCTTCAATTTCTCAGCGAATTCTACGATAGGGTCAGGACGCCCAAACGAAGATGGAGATAAATAAGTTTTGTTGTTGATGTTGTAGTGAAAGAATAGTTCAATGAAAGGATTCTCTGGTGAGAATTTGTAAGGAACGATTCTGACTTGATGTTTACCCGGAGTGGGTTTCCAAAGATTAGATGTTCTGTTGGAAGTGTTTTGTAGTTTGTTCAGTCTACCTCTGATTGCGCTTAAATCTAGTGCCATAATTGTTTAAATTTTAATTGTTTAATTGTTTTAATGGTTTTATTATGGTGTCTTTCCTACACCTTATATAAATATCAAGAAACCCTGTTTTTGGTGGACTTTTGAAATTTATTTGATACAAATATACGAAAAGTTTTTAACAATTCCAAATATTTTTTGAATTTTTTTAGAGCTCAAATTTTAAGTCTCTTCGGACATCCGCTTTTACCTTTTGTAGGTACTTCCTTCTCTTCTCATCAGATACGAATGGTACTGACCAAAACTGCTTTGTTTTTCTCCACCGAGAAGGTTTCCAACCAAATACAAAGGTAAACACACCCAATACCAATCTTAGCTTAACTGAATTCAGATATAAAGTTCTAACTGGTAATGATGGAGCTCCATGTGTGATAAATGTTCTAACTTTCTTATCCGTTAGATAGGGTTTAGGATATGCATAAGGTCCTATAATAGGAACAAAGTTATACGCAAATCCAGGTGTAAACACCTCATCAAAGAATACTTCCATTCTGGGAGTTAATCTAAACCACCAAACTGGAGATATGAAATAAATTCGTTCAGACCATGTAACTAAGTTTTGATATCGTTTAATCAAATCAGTTCTTGGTCTTGCAAACGAATCACTGTACAAATCAATGATTTCTATCTCCTCATTGTGTTTATTAAGCTCCCGCTTAATAGTTTTTAAAATACCATTATAACAAAATGAATCTTTATTAGGATGACCTATTACTATTAAGTTTTTCACGCTTTTACTTTTTTAGAAGATTTCCTTTTGTAGGTTACTTTTTTTCTCTGAGGTTTCTCAGCTGGAAATCTGCTAAAATTACCCACACCATCCATATCCACACTATCTACC